GTGCCTTACTTCAAGTATGCTGTTGATCGCGCTTTGTTTGGGGCCACTCTCGAGCAATGCTATGGGATACCTCCCATTGGTATTGGGTGGAGCAAGTCCCGCGGAGGCATGCACTACTTATTCCGCTTCTTGACTCAGTATGAGACTGCGGAATTTCAGTGGTTTGCCGCCGAAGGAGACTTCACCAAGCTCGACTTTTCTATGGCCCCTGGCTTACTCACGATCGTCGGGTTGCTCATGCTCTTCTTCTACAATCCGAATGAGCCCGATTATGATGTTCTTCGTTATCTTGCCGAGTGGTCGACGGACGATCTTGTTTCGAAATTTCTTCATCTCTTTGATGGGGAGGATCGTCTGGTCATCGGCATGATGTTTTCTGGTTCCCTTTTGACCTCATGGGGCGACAGTGTTTCCTGCTGGATCGCCTTTGAGATGTGGTACCTCCATGTTTACACGGAGCTGGTTCGTACGGGTCAGACCCGCGAGGCCGCTCATTGGAGGTCCATCTGGCCGCTCCCTCTACTGATTTACGGTGACGACCATGTTGCCTATCTTCCATCCTATGCGTATCCGTACTACGTTGGGAAGCCTTGGGAGGAGAGGGAGCTGGGGGACAAGCCTCAATATCTTGATGCCTACTTGGGGCAGGTTGCCAACATCCGCCTCAAGATGCCAGATTCTGCTGTGTATTTTGCCGACGACAGGCACCCGCTCTGCACCGTCGTCGCGCAAACCGGCCAAATCCTACACCATGGGCCCAAATTCCTTCAGAGGAGGTGGGTTCTTGCTAAAGTGCCGGACTTCGTACAAGAGCAGCGCCCGTCAGCCGAGAAATTTGCGTTTCTTGCGTTTCGCCCGACTGAGGATTATTTCACTAAGGCTGCCACCACCGTCAATGGTGACAGTTTGCCCTATTATATCCTCAAGCTTCGGGGGCTGGCTGTTGACACCGCTGGGGCAAATCGTGCTGCATTCATGTTCTTGCGCTTCGTGCACAACAACTTGTGTCAACACTACCCCTCCGTTGTTGAAGAGATTGCGTTACTCTCGCTGGACACGGACCCCGGGACTGCGGATTATCGTAAGCGGCTTACTCCCAACGGCTTGCCGTTGGGGTATTGTAAGCGCGCTTTCCCTGATTACGCGGACCTGAAGGTCCATTTCTGGCCTGATCGCCTCGATGTTAACCTGTGTATGCTTAGGGCCAAGAGCACCGGGTTTTACTCTCGTATGAATGACAGCTTCTGAGTTCG